TAGGATTGATATCATTGAAGTGATATATGTCCTGCTTCTCAGTTGACATAATCAAAGGTGGAACTTCAGTGCTTCCATATGCAGTATTAACTTTCTTAGCACCTTTAGCTCTTAGATCTTCCATCATACCATTAGGTGTCACGTCACTACCAACTTGAGCTAGTCGAATATTACTAAGATCAAGGTTCTTCCATTTTTTATGTTTATGCCATGTCTTCCAAACATTAGGTAAGATTAGTGTGTGAGTGGGATTGATTTCTTTAAGTCGATCAGGATAGTTCGACACAGTAGTTTCAATGAACACGTCACAGTTAGCAACTGCGCATGGATACAGACTCATTGTAGTAAATCCAATACCTCTTGGATTGTACAGTGCTAACATACTACTGTTAGAGTTTAAGTCAAAATATTCTGCATTATACTCAGCTATTTTACGCATAAGCTTTTCATTGTGAGTAAACACTTTAGGCTTGCCTGTAGTTCCACTTGTTGAAACTGTCACGTTCCAGTTTTCTAGATAATCTATAACTGATGATCGAACATGATCATTATCACAATCTAAATACTCTATACCGTCAATGTAAATCATTTTCTAAAACCTCTGAATATGTTGCACCATCATACATTTTTTCTCTCAAGTAGTCATATATATTAGGCGCATATTCAGATAAAACTTCACCTTTATTTTTTATAAAATCAAAGTTAGCTTGTGCAAGTGGCATGAGAGATTTTTTTATTTGTATATCGCAATAATCGTCAAAATGATCAAGATATAACTGCTGTTGCGCCCACTGATAATCTAAAAATATATTACGACCTGTGTAACCTCTTGGTGACCTGTATTCTTGCCAGTTCTTTATGGCATCCTCTGAGTTGTTACCCCACTTTTTCCACATAGGAGAGTCCTGTCTCTTAGACAATGTGAAGTGATAGCTAATAAAATCTGCTATTTGTTTCTCTAGCTTTTGTTGATGTTTACTGTAGGCTTTTTTAGATATTTCTGGTATATCCATATGTGTATACTTTTGCAATACCTGATCTAGAATCTGTATACAACTCTGCGCTACGTAAATACTATTAGCTTCCATAGGATCAACAAATCCCTGACCCATACCAACACCAACAACATTTTTTACCCAAGCATCTTCATACCAACCAGATTCCCATTCAATTAATCTTGGTTCTTTTATGAAGTCATACCCATCCCAATACTTAATGAAACGCTCTCTAGCTGAGTCGGCATCTTCTGAGTTCTTATCGAAGATATAACCAGATCCCATTCGACTATACAATGGTATAATAAAGTTCCAGCCATTTTTTTGGGCATAACTTTGAGTGTAAGGTCTCATCTCTTTATAAGGATCTTTATATTTTACAGGCGCAACTACTGCAGATTGCGTAGGCAGATGAGTTAACTGTTTCCATCTAGTAGGCATCTGTTTCATTAACAATCTATGAAATCCTGTGCAATCAACAAAGATATCACCTTCGATATTACTACCATCTTTTAAATCTAAAGATGATATATTACCATCATCAGATTTGTTTATCTTATGAACATACCCCTGTATCCATTCAACGCCAAGAGGAAGAGCAACCTGTTCTCTTACAATGACAGGAAATCTTTCAGCATCAACGTGCCATGCATAACTTCTCAAATCCCCTGTAAGCAAATCATCTTCCATATCGTAAGGAGATTTATTTTTCATAGCAAAGTGATATTGGTCACAAGTATACTCTGCGACATCCTCAACTGAAATCACGCCATCTCTAACTAACTGTAATGCATAGTCATAGCTTTTATTATCTACACCAAACTTACCATTATTGTCATAAAAGAAGTCTTCCTGTTTTAGTTTATTATAAAAGCTTTTCTTGAACACACCATCTCTATGTGTCAATGAAAAATGATAAAACTGTCTTTGAGATTTAGGCGCATTCCAATGATCAGTAACATGGGGTTTATCTGTTTCGCTATTCCAACCTACAAAATCATTACCTAACTTGTAGATAGATCTAGTTCCTTTCATCCATGCTTTTTCATCAACATCTAACCAAGATAGCATGTCTCCAAGTTGGGGAATAGTGCTTTCACCGACTCCTAAAATAGGTACTTCAGGAGACTCTACCAATGTAATCTTCAGATTACTTTTTGAATGTCTTTTAGCTAACAGTGATGCAGTAAACCATCCTACAACACCGCCCCCAACTATAACTATTTTTCGCATTCTAAAAACCAAGTAACTAATACAAGTCTTCGTCCTTGCTGCACTTCATAAACCCCATGAAATAGATTGGGGCTATATATCAAAGTGTCTCCACTATAAACTGGACCGGGCATCATAGACCACACATTTTCAGCCTTTTCATCCTTTGCAAAGTAAGCTTGACCGCCTTTTAAATCACTTGATATATCAATCATAGTTATAACTGAAAGGTGAGACTGCTCTAAAGAATCACGATGACCTTTGCACCAAGAGCCTTCTACATAATCAATTAACTTTGCAGACCCTGGTTTATATTTTCGGTTTGTGGTTCTTTCTATCATGGGTTTTATAATGTCAACAGTCATATCTAAAATAAGTTCATCACGTACTTCAGCTTGCCAAGTTTTCATGACATTGTAGTTTTTTTCAAGATATTTTTTATTGTCTTCAAAATAATCAGTCAAGTACTTACAAGCACTTTGAGATAATGTTTTTTCATTCATAGCAATAAACTGCGTACCTTTAATATTGATCATTTAAATCTTACCTGTGCCATTATTTCTGTCATACACGCTACAATATTTAGCTCATGGTCAGCAACGAATGCATCTTTATATTGATAGTCTGCTAATATAAGAATGAGTTGTGGAATGCTCTGAGATTCTACATACTCATTAACATTATCGTACAATGAACGAAATATTGCATTAGTATCCATATCCATATTGTCAACAACCCAACGGCGCATGGCCTTGAAGTTCTTGTCTTTTAATGCAGATACCAAGTTAGATATATTGTTGTTGCCACTACTGTCAACCACACTAATGCTACCATTACCGCCAATCGAATATCTTTGCGCCTCATTAAGAACTCTTCTCCAATCAGGCGCATGCTTCATAACTAAATCCACAGACGCCTTTTTATCAATATTAACACTCTCTTGTGATAGTATATATAAAAATCTCTTGTGGAACTGTGCGGCAAGTTGAGCAAGATCTTTCTTAGTTGTATTGAACTCATACACACCACAACGTGAATGAAGCGGTTCAATAATACGGTTCTTAAAGTTACATGTTAGAATAAACCTACAGTTATTACTGAACTCTTCTATGAAGGCACGTAATGCAGGTTGAGTCGATTGTGGATTAAGATAATCAGCCTCATCTAGGATAACAACCTTGTAACCACCCTGCAGAGAAACTGAGGATGCAAACTGTTTAATCTTTCCACGTAGGGTATCAATATTACCTTCTTCTGAACCATTGATTAAAATATAGTCTAAGTCTAGCTCATCACACAAAGCTTTGGCTACAGTAGTCTTGCCAAGACCTGCAGTGCCTGTGAATAACATGTTTGGAAGTTCTTTAGTTGCTACAATAGCTTTAAAAGTATCTTTAAGCGATTTAGGTAATACACAATCGTCAATAGTGTTTGGGCGATACTTTTCTACCCACAAAAAATCTGTAGTCATCATAGTCCTAACGGATAAACATTATATAAAAGGTTAAAGGTAGCCCGAAGGCTACCTCTCTAAGTTTCTGCAGCTTGATCCTGCTGATAGGTTTCTGCCATTTGAATAAGTTGCACAGATTGGTCTCGTAGTTGACCTAGAGTTGATAACTCTTCACCCTTGACTGCGCCTCGCTGTACCATAGTATCAATCACTGCAACAGTAGAACGACACACACGACTTGCCATATCATAGATAGGAGCATGAGATTCATGTGCCAGTTTTACTTCATCTTCTTTTTTAGTCATCGTATTCTCCATATTTTATGACTTTGGTTTTTCTAAAGCAACCCAATACTTCAGGTTACCATCAGAGCTAGTAAACTCTGAAATAAGTTTTGATGAGATTTTAACCTGATAATCATTTGAGATCATTTTCAGATTATGGATATTTATAATGTATTTAAAAGTGTCTTGAGTATACCCCCCATCTACAATAACAGAATATGTATTAGCGGTATTATTTTCAGGATCACTAACAGATAATCTGATAGCGCCATCATCAGATTCGATAATCATCTGACTGTGACCAAAAATACTAGCCGCACGTTTTAATGCATTTAGAGTACTGACATCCAAATCAAACCACACATCAGCATCTGGCATTGTAATAGGTTTAGTAGGACTTGTCAACATCTCAGTATCAGCATAGTAATACTTAATGAGTTCTCTACCTGATTGTCCATTGATATTCATAAAGCTATCTTCGAATCGTACACGTGGAGTATCAACTAATCCAAGCATATTAAGAAACTCAGTAAGATCATAAATACCTACAACGCTGTCAAAAGTTTCTTTTACTTCTGCTTCAGCTAGAATATTTTTTGCTTCACTGATAGTCATGATTTTATTACCCGGGCGAATAACAATATTGCCATTGATGCCTGAGAAGTTCTTTAGTACGTTTACTGTTTCTGCACTGATTTCCATTATTTAATCCTACTGAAGTTTTTATCTTTGTATATTTCAATTTTGTGCGCAAACCTATTCTCTACCATCTCACCCTTATGAGAGATAACGAATACATTTGTATCATCATCTAAACTATAAATGATTTTCATTAGATTGTCAACCCCTTCGTGGTCAAGAGATGAATCAAATGTCTCATCTAATATTAATAGATTAGTCGCCACACTGTTTTTCATCTTGGCAATATGCCGCCACGTAAACAGCAATGATAGATCTATGCGCTGCTTTTCACCTTCTGAGAAAGACTCGTAAGAGAAGTTATCTCTATGTCTAGATCTGATGGTCTCTTGGAATGCTTCGTTAAGATTGAAAGACACAAAGAAGTCTAGTGTTTGCAAATACTTATTGACAAGCATATTTATAACAGGCAAATACTCTTTTACGATTTTAGTCTTGATACCTGTGTCTTTTAACATTTCACCAATAACAGTATTGTAGTTAGTTTGCTCATTCAAAACAAGCTTTTGTTCCACTAGAGAGTTGCTAGTATCCACAAGTTGTTGAAGTTCTTCGTTAGCCGCATCCATATCCACGTTCTGATCAAGACCACTGATCTCTTTTTGTGTACGATCAATAGAGGATTGAAACTGCGATATAGATTGGTTATTAGCTGCTAAGTCGCTTTGATACCCTCGACATTGATCTATGATCTCCAAGGTAGAGGATAAAGCTTGGTGTACTTCTTGTAGTCCTTCATCTGCTTTGCTAAGTCCTTTTTGAAGTTCCTTCGCTCTGCTTTTACCTTCCAACACATGGGTCTCTTTTGTCTCATTACTGATGGTCTGATCACAGGTTGGGCAGATATCATTTTTCTCGAAGAACTGGACTTCTTTAACGATCTTCTGAACTTCAGTATTGAACTTCGTCTTGTATGCTTCAAGGGATTTGATTTTAGCTTCTTGTTGTCCTCTTTGAACATCTGCATTCGGTAGTTGAGATTGAATGGAATCACTAAGCTTTTTGTTCTTTCCATGTAGAGCTTCGATTTCATGTCGGCAATCTTCGATAAGTTGGAGCTTCGCTTCTTTTTGCTCTGTGTTGATTGCCTTGACATCTTTAATGTACTTCTTCTGTACATCAATTTTAGTGCTTTTGAGGGCATGCTGATGAGTAACATCTTTGATCTGATCCTTGAGTAATGAAGTTTTTTCTTTAAGAATACTGTTCATCTTTGAAAACACATTAATGTCCAGAAGATCCTCAATAACATCCCTACGATTCTGTGCTGAGAGTTGCATGAAAGGAATGAAGGAAGAAGAACCCAACACAACAATCTGATGAAAGCTTTTATGATTTAGCTTCAAGATGTTTT